GGGATATAGACAGGGTGGTTTTCTATGTAAGAAAAAACCCTTTTACTAATTGGTGTAATGATTCTATAGAATTTGTTCCTGAAGATACAGAAGATCCTACAGGAATTTCTTTTTCTAAAGTAAAAAAATTAGCGGAGAATGTACAAAATAGACGTGAAAGCTCATGTAGACCGAGAAGGCATTCATTTTGATAATGAAAATCTAATATCAAAATTAGAGTGGGGAAATTATGTTGCCACTTTAGTAAAGGAACGTGAATTAAAAACTATTGATGAATATAGAGCTGAATATTTTGCTAAAAGAGATATATTAGCAAATGATACAGGCAATTCTAAAAAAGATGTACATGAGGAAGCAAAGAAAAGATTTTTAGACGGTTCTTCCACTACTTCTTTATCATTAGAAGAATGGGTAGAATTTATTAATAAGTTTAAAGAATGGAGTTTTGAATATTTTAATTGTTATTTATGAATACATACGAAAACCAATTGCCCTTTATGAGTTTAGAAAAGGTGCTGTTGCTTAGAAAAGCAACTAAATTGATGCGAAAAAACGCATACTCTGCATCAGGTAGAACATATTCAGAGAAGTGTCTTAGTCTTATAGATAAAAGACTAATGGAACTTGTGCATGCTGCAATGAGTTCAGCAGAATAATAGGATAATTAAAACTAAACAATGAAAAAAATCTTTGGGGTATATGGTACTCTTCGCAGAGGCTATGGAAATAACAGGTGTTTAGGAGATGCTAAGTTCTTAGGAGAATTTAAAACAGAACCAAACTACACCCTCTTTGATGGGGGGTTTCCGGTGTGTGAAAGAGGTGGAAATACCTCTATTCATATAGAACTATTTGAAACAGATAACCCTGAAATAATTTCTGATGTTAACTCATTAGAAGGCTGTACAGGAATAAAAGGCCATCCAGCTAATTGGTATGACGTGGACTATATAAACAGTCCCTACGGAATAGCAACCATATTTGTTATGAACAAAGGAACAAGTGGCAGAAACAAAATTTTAGAAACTGGTAAATGGAACTAAAATGACTATAAAAATAACTAAAAGAAAACTGGGAATTGGTTTGTGGGTACTCCTAATCTTAGGGTTTTTATTCTTTATTACTTATCCGTTTTATGTTAAGTTTGGATGGGGTTTCCTTATTATTCCAGGAAGTGTTATTTGTTTTGCTCTTTTATGTTTGTTAGCAGACTATTTAACAAGCTCAGTGGGTCCTTATGGAACAGATAATTGGCATGACTATGAGTAAAATATATTACAAAGCATCTGAATTTTACGATGATATTAAAATTCTAAGGGAAGAAGGTGTACACAGGGGTATAAACGTAGGCTTCTCAACATTAGATGATTTCTATAATAAGAAATTAGGGCGTTGTACATATATCTATTCTGCTCCTTTTTCAGGTAAGAGTCAATTTGCTTTTGAGCTTTCTATCAATTCTGCTTCTGCTTATAATTGGATTACTGCTGTATACTCACCTGAGAGTGGAACCAAAGAGGAGATAGTTGCAAAGCTTGTGTTTATGATAACAGGAAAACAGTTATATGCTAAACACAAAAATTCAATAGATGAAGAACTGTTGAAAAGTGCCATGTCTTTTATAAATGATCACTTTATATTTATTGACCCAGATAATCCTCATGTAGATGATATATATGAAAATGCAATGCTTACACTTTTAGATTTTTACAGATGTGTTAAGCAAGCAGAGTCATATTATGGTATCTCTATTCAAGAAACATTAATTGATCCTTTTAATGAACTTGCTCATGATTTTTCTAAAGATGAAGGTAGACAAGATCTTTACATAGAAAGAATGTTAGGGATTGCTCGTAGAGATGCTAAAATAAATCTTAGACATAACACTATAGTAACACACGTAGTAGACCAACAAATAGAACGCAAAGGAGATATAAGATATTATCCTCCTGCCATGCCAAGAGAATTAGCAGGTGGACAAGCATGGTATCGTAAAGGAGATATGATGGCATCATTATGGAGACCTCCATTTGGTTTAAAAGATGCAGAAGGCAGAGATTGGGAAGAAAATGAAATGCACGTTATAATTCAAAAAGTAAAGCCTGAATATTGTGGAAAAAGAGGAACAGCAATCCTGTTTTTTGATATGGAAACAGGTAGGTATTATGAAAGAATAAATGGAAAAAACTATTACGCTTTTCAATATCAGAAACATATAGACGCATTAGAAAAACAACATCAAATATTAATAAAATAATTACCTACAGACCATAGGTAATAGACGTAGAGGTAGCCCTGTGAAAACAGGGCTTTTTTATTTAATTAAGTTATTATGGATTATAAATTAATGAGAATAAATCAAATAGAGGATGATATAAGATTAGAGTTTGGCATACTGGAATCTGCTATTGTAGAAGAATGGCATACAAAAGATTTTGTTTACATAGAAACCAATCATATTATTTATAAAAAGAAAATAAACGATGATGCACAAAATAGAAAGGAAAAAATTGCAAAGATTAATGATGCTAAAAATCGTAGTCAATTGTTAAATTATGTACCAATAATTTAAAATTAAAATAAATGAACCCAATAAAATTAACAGAAGAACACAAGTCTAAATTATTAGAAATGTGTAAAGTATTGTTTCCTACATGGAAAGCACATTCTTTAATTAGTAATGAGCAATATATTTCTGACGATACTGAAAATTTTTCAGAATCAGATGAAACATTTTCAATTCATTGGTTTGAATTTTGTGTACGTCAATTAATCCCAAAATTATTTTCTGATGATGACTACGGAATATTTGAAGATATTTCAGACATGAATTACGCCTATGTATTAATAAATACCTCAGAACAACATCCTATTGATTATTTATATTTAAAATTTAAATCAAAATATGAAACTTCGCTCAATGTTAGGTGATGACTGGTTTGATTTTTTACAACCATTTTTAAAATCAGGTTTATTTAAAACATTAGAAGAAAAACTTTTGTTAGAAATTAAAAGAGAAAATTCTATATTAGTTCCTTCACTTTCGTATGTATTTGAGCCATTTAAAAACTGTCCATTAAAAGAGTTGAAAGTAGTGATACTTAATGATACACCTTTTAAAGACTTAAAAGCAAATGACGGACTTGCTTTTTCTGTATCTAATACAGATATTGGAATAATGGACATACCGTTAGAGGCAGAATGCTTTTGGGAAGGAGTAGAATTAGATGTGTGTGATGGGTTCCATCTTCAAAAAGATTATGACCATCATAAACTGGCAAATCAGGGAGTTTTATTATTAAACTGTTCTCCTACACTATCTTATATAGATAACAAATTAGATACACCCTTTTGGGAATCACACTATGATTTATGGAAATCTTTCATAAAATATGTTATCTATACAATTTGTAAAAACTACACAGGGATAATATTTGTTACTCTTGGAAGTAAACCAAGAGAGTATATATCTCCTGTTATAAAATCTAACAATTATCTGCTCACTTCTACCCACCCAAGAAGTGTTTCTAATTCTTCAAAAACCTGGGATAGTGGTGGAGTGTTTTCAACAATAAATAAAATTCTTAAACAAAACAATAATTTAGAACTTAATTGGTTAAATTAAAATTTTATGCCAGAAAATGCCCAAATAACACAAACAGAGTGTTGCGCCTTATTTCAAATAAGCGGAATAAGCAATGATTCTACTATTGTAGATATTCAAGAAGCAATTGATGAAGTTAAGGAAGATGAAGATATGCATGGAAGAGCGGTTTTTGTAATAACAATGAAAGAGGAGGTAGACTTAGTGGCAAAATTAAAAGAATTAGATTTTAAGAAAGTCACCACTTTTTCAAGAAAGTATTGTTATGAGCAAACAGGACTTACAATGTGGCTTAAAAAATTAGATTACAAAGAAGAATACGATGAGATGATAGAAGAGGAAAGAGAAATGGAGGAAGATTATGAACATTATGAATATGATAACGAATAATTAAAAATAAATATATGAATAGATTAATTAATAATCCGTTAATAGGAACGGATTTTGAATTGTTTCTTAAACATAAAGAAACTAATGAAATAGTATCTGCTGAGGGGCTTATACAAGGAACTAAATATGTTCCATTTAACTTCGATAAGTCTAATCAGTATTTTTCTACTTCTCTTGACAATGTTCTTGCAGAGGCAACTATTCCTCCTGTTAATAACGTTGAAGCGTGGGTAGCTAATATAAAAAAATCAAGGGATTACATAGAATCTATCCTGCCAAATCATTTATGTACAGTGGCAACTCCTGCTGCAATATTAGATGATAAGTGGCTTGGCACTATCAATGCACAGACTTTTGGGTGTGAACCTGATTATGATGCTTGGTTAAAAGCTCCTAATGAAAGACCAAAGGCAGATAATCTTAATTTAAGAAGCGCTGGTGCTCATATCCATGTAGGATATGATATGCCATTGAAGGACAATGGAGAAGTTGATATGGCAAGGGTAATAACAATTGGAGAATTTATTATAAAAACAATGGATTTATTTGTTGGAATTCCGTCTGTTATTCAGGAACCTGAAAACGATAGAAAGAAACTATACGGAAAAGCAGGTGCTTTCAGATTTAAAGAGTATGGAGTAGAATATCGCACAGTGAGTAATTATTATTTAGAAAATGAAAAGCTTACTAAGTGGGTATTTGGAGCCACAATAAAAGCTTTGGATTTTGTTAATGATGAGCGCATGGATGAAATTGAAGCAGTGGCAGAAATTATACAGGAAGCAATAAATAACAATGACAAAGTTCTTGCAGGCAATTTAATTAATCAATTTAATCTTGAGTTAGTATGAATAATTTACAATTTTTCTTTTTACGTAGGGCTAATCATTTGGAACACACTCGTCTGATTAGTGGAGAAAACTCTGCTCCTATAGGTAATTTAGGTGATTCCTACACTTACACCTTTGAGGGAATAAAGGATAATAAACCTGATGTAGTTACAATTTCCTTTTATGGTAGGGGTTTTAATATTGGGGATACAGTAAAATGGTCTTATAATAAGAGATATATTGTTACAAGCAAGAAAAAATTTCACTATAAAAAGGAAAACTTGAATTTAAAACATAATCTATGAAATATGGAAAAAATACCCACAGCACAAGAATGGCTTGAAAGTCAACAATGTATAAGAAATGTTGAAGATTTTTATAATGATGTTCAACCTGTTGATTTAATTGAGTTTGCTCAACTCCATATTAAAGCTGCCTTTAAAGAGATTTATAATAAACACGAATTCTATCATACTTCAGATCAATGGGGGCATGAACGATACATAGATGAAGATTCTATTCTAAATTCATATCCTTTAACAAATATTAAATAATATGAGAAAATTAAAGGTGTTTTCCCGCCATCCATCACACCAAGATTTAAGGGAAGCAGGTTTGTTATTTGAAAAGAGAACACTCATAAGACTTGGCTCAGAAACAATTCCAAGACACAAATTTGCTGTAGAAATAAACTCCCCTGAAGTAGCAAAAATATCTGGTAATAAGCTATTAATGAAGCAAAAGTTTACAGAAGCAGGTGTTAAAACGGCGGGATGGATAAAAGGAAAAGACATTTTGGATGAAGATAATCATCCTATTGATTTTCCTATAATAGCCAAACATATTTATGGAAGCAGAGGTACAGGTAATTATAAACTTGGTAGTGAAGAAGAATTAAACAATTGGCTTGATAAACCAAATAGAGATTTATCTAAATTCATATTTGAAGAGTTCTTTAAGAAAGGGCGTGAATATAGACTTCATGTAACAAAAGATGGATGTTTTTATACTTGCCGAAAACTTCTAAAAAATGATGCAGATCAAAGATGGCACAGACATGCAGATAATTGTGTGTGGATATTAGAAGACAATCCTAAATTTGATAAACCTGTTAATTGGGAACTAATAGTTACCGATTGTGTTAAGGCATTAGAGGCTATTGGCGCAGATGTTTTAGCTTTTGATGTAAAGGTACAGCTAAGTAAAAATAAGAGCGGGAAGGTACGTGAAAACCCCGAATGGATAATAATTGAGTCTTGCTCTGCTCCTTCATTTGGAGATATTACTTTACAGAAGTATATTGAAGAACTTCCTAAAATTTATAAAAACAAAACAAATGAAAACATTAGAAGTCTTAGACAAGTATAAAAAAATACTTTCTCCTATTTTGCAAGTAAATTCAGAAGATATTTCTTTTTGGGTTGATTATATGCTGATAGGCAAAATAACTTATGACAAGAAAAATGATGAGTTTGTAAAAAATTGGAATTTGGGTACTTATGAAGTAAAAGTTAAAATTAATGATAAATATGTACAAGTGAGTACATTTAAACTTTATCAATTGCCGCATTGTTGTGCTTTCATGGTTTCATGCAATGCACTTGTTATGCCTGAATTCAGAGGAAAAAGAATAGGCACAATCTTAAATTCTTTAAGGCAAGATATTGGAAGATTACTTGGTTATTCTGCTATTCTTTGCACCGATATTGAACAAAATAATAATCAGCGCAAACTCTTAAAAACTAATGGATGGAAAGATATTTATTCTTTAGTTAATAAAAGAACTAACAACAGAGTGTATATAAGCGTAATTAACATATAAAAATATATAAATGAACCAAAGAATTTATGTTGTAGGAAATGCATTTGGATATGCTAATTGGATGGAAGGTAAATTAACTAATGTGCTTGAAGAAGCAGATTTAGTTGTATTTACAGGAGGAGAGGACATCTCTCCTGCCTTGTATGGTGAAAAACGTCATCCAACTACAAGTTCTAATATGAAGAGAGATATTCAGGAAATGGATATATATGATAAAGCTATTAAACTTGGAAAACATATTATAGGAATATGTAGAGGTTCTCAGTTTTTATGTGTAATGAATGGAGGAAAACTGGTTCAACATCAACAAAATACTTTATACATTCATCCTATAACACTTAGAGATGGTAGTGTAATTAATATTACCTCAACTCATCACCAAGCCGCTTATCCGTTTAACTTACCAAAAGATTATTATGTAGTGTTGGGGTGGGGGAATAATCTGTCATCATTTCATTATGATGGTGACGGAAAGGAATTAAAAGACACTCCTGACTTTAAGGAGTGTGAAATAGTATACTATCCTCATACTAAGTGTTTAGGGATTCAAGGGCATCCTGAGCATGATGATTACAAATATCAAGAGGGAATGTCCTATCTTCAAAGTTTATTAAATGATTTCTTAAACAATAAAATAAAAATATGATAACATTATTTGTAAGTCTTTATCTCTTTTCATATATATTACGAATAGTTCGTGGTGCTAAAATAAACACATTGTCGTGCGGACTATTTGGTTATTGCGGAAGCGAGCCTCCTGATATGAGTAAGATTAAAATATTAGGAATTTTAAATGAGGCAAGGGGTACACATTCCTGTGGAGTGTTTTATAATAATAAAATACTAAAGGGAGTTGATAAAGAAGCAATATTTACTAATTTTTTAGCTAACAATACAATCAATGCTGTAGAAGGAGCAAATATCTTTATAGGACATACCCGTTGGGCTACTCATGGAGAGCACTCTGCTGAAAATGCTCATCCGTTTTCAGTAAATAATGAGTTAGTATTAGCTCATAATGGAACGCTTTCTAACTCTTGGACATTGTGTAATACCTATAAAATAAAGCACGATAATATCAGAGTGGATAGTTTGGCACTTGCTTGTTTATTACACCAAGAAGGTGAGAAGGTCTTATCTGAATACAAAGGAGCTGCTGCCCTACTTTATTATAAAGTAGATAGTCCAGACAGCTTATTTGTATATCATGGAGCATCTAAGAAAAAACCTGACGGAGAGGAAGAAGAGGAAAGACCATTATACTATATGAAAACCAAAACAGGTTTCTATTTCTCCAGTTTATCTTATGCTTTGGAAGCTATAAAAGAAAATAGTAAAGAAATTCCCACGCTTGTTCCTTATAATAGAGTATTAAAATTTACTAAAGATAAGCAGGAAAGAAAATTTTTTAAAGTAGATAGAGGAGATTGTAATGTAGAGTATCCGAGGCAAGTCAATAATAATTCAGATATTAGACAATTTATTGGCTACCCTAAAGCCTCTGATTATGCTGGTAAAGGAACTGTTGCTTTTAATTCCTCAATCAAAAAAGGAGAAGAAAAAGTAGAATCGGAAATTTGGAAAGAAAGCTTACCTAACAAGTCTTATGATAACACTAACAATTTTATTTATTTTCATAAAGGGAGATATTGGAAAATAGAGAATAGCGAACAAGCTCAGGTAACTACTCTTGCTGACGGTTGTTTAAACTTATCCAAAAAAAGTGGTTTTATATGTGACAATGGAGTACACTTTTATTTCTATAAAGGGGTGTTGTTAACAGGATACACTGCTTTTAACACTGTTAAATCTTCTGAGGTTCAGGAGAAGTTAAAAAATCTAAACTTTGCTTCTGTAATAAGTAAGTATTCAAAATACCCTGTTACAAATCTTGAAGATGAAAGTGAATATGTTCCTGTAGCAGCAGTAAGATTTTGCTGGTATAGAAACGGCAGACCAGAAAGATCTGGTTTTACTCCCCTGTTCTCCAACAGAACTTATGTTTTTAAAGAAGGACAATTGATAAAAATATCATGCTCTGATAAAGCAGAAGAACCTTTATTTAAAAAAGATTATTCTAAATTGTTAAAAGAACTGATAGAAGCAGATAAAAGATTCTCTGAAAATGAAGAAGACTTGGCTAAGCAAGTTAAAATCAATTTTCCTACAGAAAAAGAAAAAGCAGAACATCTTCATAAGTTTGAAAAAGAATTAAAATTCTTTAACAAAAAAGGATGGGCAAAAGATACAGATATTCATGCTGAACTTACTAATGTAGGACAAAATGCTTTAGATGCTTATATAAGAGATGCATCTTGGGCACAATCAGAAGTAACTATTCTTACAAAGGAAGTTAATGAAAGAATGGAGGTAATTTTTTCAGATGCTGTATTAAACAGTACATCAATCCTTCAAGAACTTCCGAATATTGGAAATTTTAGTGACTATTTAGAAGACGCAATAGAAGACCAAAGAGCTTTAAGTTCTGCTATAAAAGGAGTTGTAAGAAATGGGACTGATTCTTCAAGACATTCTGCTTCTTCTGAGTATGAGATAAGTGATTCTGGACTTTGGGTTCTTAAGAGTGACCTTACTACTAATGTTGAGAACTTTGCAGAAAAATCTTGTAAAGAGTGTGGAGGAATTGGTTTAGACTTAGAAAAAGAAGAAAAAATAAAATGTCCTAACTGTGGAGGAACGGGAATAGAACCAACAAATAAATTATTTTCTGACCCCGAATTAAATGAAAATAAAGAAGCATTGCTTACTGATTTGGAAGAAGCTAAAATTTTAGAGGATAGTTGTGCTACTGAAATTTTATCAGATTTTGTAGATACTATAAGAAGTTTAGATTCCACAATAGATTCTCTATCAGAATTAGATAATTCTGAATTAGCAGCAGATTCCTGTCAGATATTAGTTGAACAAGTATCAATTATTAAAAGAAGTCTTACAGAAGTAGGAAGTAGGTTTGGATTAGATAAATTCATAACACAAATAAATAAAAAATCATTACTATGTTAAGTCACTCAGAAGATTCTACTTTACCAAATAAAGTAGTTACCCTTTTCAATGGCTCATTAGAATATAGAGCAAATTGTAAAAAGATTAAAAACAATTTTTATGTTATAAATAAACATTGTTTTGAAGTAGATGGTAAATGGTATAGAGAAGAATCAGGATTAGTAAGTAAAGATTATGAAACAGAAAAATGGTTTTTAAATGATTCTCCTCATAGAAGAATAAAAGCTTTAGTAGATTTTAAAGATGGAGAGCCTGTAATTGGGTGGATTACGGAGAATCCATACAATAATGTATTAGCAAAAACCAAACCTTCATCATTTGATAGAGTTCCTTTATTATATGCTCTAAATTCAGATATTTTATCTGAAAATGGATATATTGAAGATATTTCTTCTGGAGTATGGTCGTCTAAAAAAGATTTATCGTTAGACTCAATAAGAAAACATAACATTATTACTAATTCAGTTAATTACACTGAGAAAGGATATAACATAGAGGATAATTACAATGAAGCTGCATTAAAAAAGAAATATTATGATGAGTATGATTTGCCTCTTACTAAAGATGTAAGAAGGTATTCTAAATTTTTAAATGATGTTACTTTCGGATTAGAGTTAGAATGTTCTCATGGTTTTATTCCTGACAATTTACAAAACAGAATGAACTTAGTAGTTTGTAGAGATGGTAGTTTAAACGATGAGAGAGGAAGACCTGGGCCGGAATTTGTTACAAACCCATTGAGAGGCGCTAAAGGTTTACAAAACATTGTCAATATATCTAATGAGTTAAAAAAGAGAACTTTAATAAGTACTAAATGCTCATTACATATTCATTTAGGTAATCTCCCTACTTCAAGATTATTTTTAATAAGCTTATATGTACTTTCTTATAAAATTCAGGACGAGGTATACAAAATGTTTCCCTATTATAAAACAGATTACAATGCTGCAAATAAAGAAAAGGATTATTGTCAGAAACTGAAGAAAATGAATATGGGTAAACTGTCTCCTTCTGCTGATAAGGAAGAGTATGAAAAATATATAAATGATAATTATACTAAATTATTTTATTGGTTATCTCAAAATCATAATGGTAGTGGGTATAACCCAGGCCAAGACTGTAATAGAAAACAACATTGCCACCCAGTTGCTCAAAAATGGCAAAGAAAGAACAGATACTATTGGGTTAATTTAATGAACACTCTTTTCTCAACAAGAAACACTGTGGAATTTAGATTGCATACACCTACTGTTAACAGTCAAAAAATTATAAATTGGTTATTTATAGTTAATGCAATAGCAAGATATGCTGTACTTAATAGCAGAGAGATCTTAACCTCATCTAAAAAGATAACACTAAGTTCTGTTTTAAACTATTATAAAGATACATTCAGAATACCACAAGCGGAATTTTTAAGCGAGTATCTTAAAGCTTACGTAGATGAAAGAACAGAAGCTTTCCAAAAAGACTACATAAAAGGAGATTATCTATCTTCATGGGAATTAGAAGGAGATAAAACTTATGAATTTAAGCACAAAAATATTTCACATTTATTTTAACTATTATTTATGAAGACTTATTATAATTTTATTCCTTATGATGAGGTTGTTTCATTAAAGAGTTTTATATGTATTTATGGAACATATGATAATTATAGAAAAAGAAAAAAACCTAATTTCTTTACCTTTAATCATGAAGATTTATGTATTACAGGTGAAGAATTTATAAAATTCTGTAAGATATTAAATTTATGGGGATTTTCTAACACAGTGGAGATTGTAAAAGAAGGATTTATCTGTGTCTTCCCAAATAAAGATTACGACACAGATAAACAATTCTTAACTGCTGTAACAATTATAAGATATGCAGTAAAAACATCTTATCTTGGAATAAATTATGGAACAGATAAAGTTATTCATACTATGTTTGAATACAAAAAGAAACATCCACGTTTAGATTATTTTATCTGCTTTCAAATTGCTTGTTATTTAACAATGGAAGGTAAAAATTGCCCTGGACATTCTTGTTTCCTTTCAGTTTCTAAATTAGTATCCTTTAAAGAATTAAAGGAAAAGAAATTTCCAGTCGATTCTGTTAATTCCTTATTTTTTAAGGAACTGATTCCTGAGTTTAGCTCTGATTATCCAGATTCTTGGATGTTTAAAAAAATGCACGACTTAATAAACAAAGATGAAGAAGCAGCATTAAAACTTTTGTTATGAAAGAAGAAAAATTAAAAATAATAAAGAAATTATACTCAATAGCTATTGGCGAACTTGTAGGAGATAGAATGAATATAGAAGAATATACTAATCGTATTAAAAGAGAAGTAAACAAAGTAAAAGAAATATATCCTGATTATACAGAAATTACTTTTGAAGGAGAATATGAATATGGTTATTATAATGATAGTTCATATAAGGTATATTTTTATGGCGTTAGAGAAGAAACGGATGAGGAATATAACAAGCGTATGGAAGAACATGAAAAAAGGAAAGAATCTGCAATAAAAGCTGCAATAACGCTAAAAAAGAAAAAAGCAGAAGAAGAACTATCTCTATATCAGAAGCTAAAAGCTAAGTTTGAAAAATAAATTTGCTTTTCTAAATAATTAATCATAGCTTTGCAGCTATGAAAAGAAAAAGTAAAATTGAAAAACCTTATAATGCAGGTACAATGACATCTGCGGCGTTCTTTGGAATGATAAGAAGCAGGCTAAGACAAGCGAGCAGATGGTGGAAACCTATATTAAATGTTAAAAATGCTGCAAAAGTTCCTTATAAAGGAGATAATAAGAGAAGAAAATTTTCTTATATATGTTCAGGCTGTAAAAAAGAATTTGATGCAAAGAGTGTGCAGGTGCATCACATCGTGGAGTGCGGTACATTACGTTCTTTTGAGGACACAGGAGAATTTTGTAGAAAACTATTCTGCGAAGAAAAAGATTTAGAACTCTTATGTGATAAATGCCACGATAAAAAACACAAAAAATGAAAATATATTTTGCTAAATATTTTCCTGTAGAGGGAGAACCCGATAATGGAGATATGGTAATTTCGCCTGATGGTAAAATTACTAAAGTTGTTTTAAGTGAAATTACTTACCCCGAAGATTATACAATAGGTGGTGCTAATTTAGCCAAACTCTTCCTTTGTTCAAAAGATATAAAGATAGGAGATAAAGTTAAACTACTTGAAGGTTCAAATAATGATTATGATATTAAATTTGAAGATGAAATAGGAAACGATCTATGGTTTAAAGTAATAGGAGAACTTAGTCCAGACGCAATTTGGGTAAAAGAAGGAGATGAATTTAATGAGGAAGAATGGTCATTATTTGGTTATAAACAAGGAATGATCTTTCCAGATGGAATATTAAAAAATCCTGAGTATCAAGCAAAATACAAAAAAGATTATATTCACTTATTTGTAAAAATTAAATGTCCAACCTGTAACACATTTCACTAAAAAATATTTTGTATGAATAATTTATATGACAAACCACTAAAACTTATACATAATGGTGGAAGATATGAGCATAGTTGTATTTATAAAATGGATAACCCCGATAAGTTTTATCAAAAAATTGGAGCTTGTCACTCAGGAGTAAAAGATTATCTTCAGTTTAATCCAAAAAGTAAGAATGAATTTTTTCTCTATATTAGAAAAGACCTGTTAGTATATTCTTTAGATGATTTAAAGAGGTGGTTGAGGTTTATGAACTACTGTGGGTTTAAATTTCATTTCCTAAAAGAAGAGAAAATTTCTTTGGGTAAAGAGCCAGGCAATCCATATTCATATAGTTTTTCAGGAGATGTTTACACACTAAAATTAAAATGTGTAGAATATATAAATAATATGCATATATTTGCAGCCCTTACAGCTATGAGATATATCTATTATAATTTTGGTTTTGGGTATATTAAAATTCCAGAGGCAGTTTTTACTTTAAAAAAAGAATTTAAAGGAAAGATTGATGGAATACAAGCATTATTATTAGCCTATCATTGCATTGGAGTAGATGATACAGGACATAGTTTTTCAGGATTAGAACCTAATCATAGAGATAAGGGAATAACTATTTCTAAAAAATCTTTTTATAAAGGAATAAAAGCTGTGGTGAAAGAAAAAGTTACTACTCTAAATTCTTTACTTTATGAGCCTTCTACTAAAAGTAGTAGAAAGATAAGATCATTATATGAGGAAGGTAATTTTAAAGCATTGGGAGAATATATTTTTAATAAAAAAGAGAAAAAAAATATAATTTAAATGATAGATAATTTTTTCCAACTAAAAGCATTGCTTAAATTTGAATCTGAAGATGATTTTTATTTTTGTCAGATACTAAAGCGTAAGAAAGAGCATAAAGAACTTGGAAGTAATTCTTATGTTGTTAAAACTTATTTTATTAAGAGTGCAGAAGATTTAGAATTTTACAAACCTGAAATGATTAATATTGCTGAGTTTCATAATGCAAGGGTTTATTTAAATCTGAATAAACGTAGCTTTGAGCGCACAGCATTTCACACATTAAAGAAAATTACAGATCAAATCCTCAATAAGGACTATAAGAGCGCAAGAAAGGCCTATGCTTCAGTATGTGGAATGTATGCAGCAGATGAAGATAAAACATGGGTAGTAGATATTGATACCCCTAAAGGTAGACAAGCTAATGAAGTTCTTAAACTTATAGATAGTTTGCAACCTGTTGGTAATAAGCTTATTGCAATCGTAGATACTAAAAATGGTTTTCATATTATAACAAAGCCTTTCAATATACAGGAGTTTAGTAAACACTATGATTATAATGTGCATAAAAATAATCCAACGGCACTTTACATTCCTTAAAAATAAATTTGGAAAATTAAAATAAAGGTTTTACCTTTGAAAAATGCAAGAAGAAAAATACGCAAACACATTAGCAATCAGCTCCACATCTGTCAAACAGTTTAAGACTATGCCTCCTATAGAATGGAAGAAGTTGTGGATTACTAAAGAAAAGGAGCAAAAGAGTAGCATTGCTTTAAATAAAGGCTCATTAACAGATGATTTATTATTTAATCCTGATGTAGTAGATGAGCGATATTTAGTAATGGAAGTTAAAAAGCCTTCAGACTCTATCTCTTATATAATAGAAAATATATTTGCGCCTGATGAAAATATTTTTCTTGGAGATTTAAAAGATAAGGCGTTAGAATGTGCTAAAAGAGCGCCAATGCCTGATAATAAAACAGGATATGGACAATCTTGGAATGAGGATACACTATTTGATAAAATTATATCAGCAGGCAGTGAGTATTATGAGTTTCTAAAGACTACTAATGGAAAGTGTGTAGTAGGTTCTTCTGAATACATGGCTGCTCTTGGAATGGCAGAGGCTATGAAAAAATCTAAAGAAGTTGAAGAATTTCTTAATCCTAAATTGAATAAATTCCAATTCCAAATAATAACAGACGATGATTTTCCTGATAAACTTAAAGGTTGTTTAGATATTTTGCATATTAACGATAAGAAGAAGCAGATTAGAATAGTAGATTTTAAAACAGCAGATAATGCTTTTTATTTTATATCTAATATAGTAAAGTTTGGGTACTTAGAACAGATGTCATTCTATATCAAGTTGCTTAATATTTGGCTTCAAGAAAATGGTAAAAAATATTTGAAATATGAAATACTGCCACCTATGAATATAGTTATAGATAGCAGATATAACACTCCATATTTCTACGAATATAATTGGAAAGATATTCAAGCAGCGTGGAATGGATATTTTAAATACGGAAAAATGCAAAATGGTATTAAAGACACTATAAAAGAAATTCAGTGGCATATCCTTAATGACAAATGGGACTATCCTATGGAGCATTACATATATGGAAAGATTAATTTAAGTTTAATAAATCACAATGAATAAACACATGAATACAGAAATAAAAACAGGTATTGAGCTAATTGCCGAAGAAAGGAGAGAGCAAATTGAAAAGCACGGACGAACTATTGCAAAAGATTTTGAAATAAATAAAGGAAGGCAACTATCAGAAGTAGCCGCAGCACTATGTCATCCTATGATTCCCACTCCACGAAAAAGACTTACTCTTATGCCAGCTACTTGGGATGATGAAATGCTTTTAAAAATGTGTAAAAAAAGTTATAAAGAACGTCTTATAATAGCAGGAGCTTTAATAGCCGCTGAACTTGATCGAATAAAGATTGTGGGAGACAGGTTATCTGATGATGGCATATAACAATTAAAAAATAAATACTTGAATACAGAAATAAAAAGCGCAGCACCAGATTGGTATGAACAGAATGATGAGCTTCAGCGCCTTGAATCAGTTATTGAATTAACAATGAAACAGGTTTTTGAACTGCAAAAAGAAAATGAAGAACTGAAAAATAATGCAGGTGGTAATGTATGGATTAAAGCAAGTGAAAGATTGCCTGAATTTGGTCAACTTATTACATATGTTAGGGATACCGGGGATAATCTTATTTACGAATCAGGATTTTGGTGTAAAGAAGATTTAAAATATTGGAAAATGAATAACATTACCCATTGGATGCTATTACCAAATCCTCCAAATAACGATGAACAACCAGTAAGTAATGTAAGTGAAGATGTGAAGGATAAACTCTTTGTAATAGTCTATAAAGATTTTTCATTTGAAACCATAGATGAAGATATGTTAGATCAGTATAGGGATAAACAAAATGTCCTAACTATTTTACCTTATGACCTTTACTGGAATTTTGAAAAAGACGAAATGACAGAGAAGCATAATGAAAGAATGTATGATAAGGTAATAGGATGGATTGACGGATATAAAGACGCTATACAAAAAGAAAATGTAAGTGGAGATAAGATTGATAAAGCTATTGAATGGTGTGCGAGTAATGTAAAATATGGCAGCCAAAAGTATATCACATTTGAAGACCTTTTAAACTATCTACAAACCTTAAAATAAACATGAATAAAGAAATAGAATTAATAATAAGGCAACCATATAAAGTAAAAGAACAGATATTAGATGGTAAATATACAAAAACTACCCACTTTCTTTTGCCAGGACTGCATATTTCTAACTCTTTAGACTTATTTACTAAATATTTTGTTAACGCTTTTATAGAAGATGGTGGTATTACTCATATTATTAAAAATCCACTATTTATATTATGCAGAACTAAAATATTTGATGAAGAGTGGAAAAAATTTGAAGACTCATTAAAGGCTTCTCCAAGATGTGTTTATGAGTATGATGTTGGAAAGTATGAAGATGACTATCTTGTAATGTTTTTATTTGAGTTTCCTGCTGCATATAGAGCAGACTACTTTAGATTTTTAGAAAGTGAATATTCTAAATTTTCTGATCATTACAAGAAATTATTTAAAGAAATAATGCTAAATGAAAGAGGAGAATCAGTAGAAAACTCTTTATATGGAATTATATATAAAACTCCTTCATTTAAAAGGACTATGGAAAAAGTAATAGATGCTCCATTAGATTCTACAAAAGAATATTGGGAAAAATGGAACCCTGAACGTGAAATATTTAGAAAACAAATTTGATGGCAAGTAAGAACAAAAAAAATAAATTAAAAAATGCCTATTGTGTAGGTTCAGTATTTAAAGACAAGACTTTAAGGCTAAAAAGATGTATGTTTTTTACTGCTTCTCAACGCAAACAATTAAATAAAACAAGATGATAATATATCTAATAGGATACATTATAGCATATATTTTAATAAGAACTCTTTCTATGATAAACACTCATTCTGTAAAATTTTTTACTTTTTGGGATGAGTTATTTTTAATATTATGGTGTATTCCTTCTTATATAAGTATAATTGCTGCTCTATGGCTATGGTCAGAGTATTTATTCAAACTAATTAAAAATAAAAAGAATGATAATAATTAAATTTGCCAAACAGAAAATGGATGTGATTGAAAATGCACAACCTGATTTGAAAAAAACTCTTGACATAAATCTCCCAGATGTAGAAGAGAGGACTAAAGGAATAGTAGCAGGGTTAATAATTGAATATGTTCTGAAATCAGGAGGCAATCCTTCTATATTTCAAAGTGTGTTTGATGATTATATAACAGAAGAATTTATAATTGATTAAATTATGAAAACATATAATGAAATAATAGAATTAGCCTTAAAGAAAGGCTACCGTCCAAGAGTAGGAAAAAGCATGGCTCTTCGTAAGAATTACAACGATGAGGACGTTCTTATAAGGATGACTTCTATACAAAAGTGGCTAAGAGATAAATATGGAATATTTTTATTTATACATCCTGCTTATTCTTATGTAATAAGTAGTGACTATTCTGAAACTATTACAACAAGACATTTTGCTTTTGATTCTTATGAGCAAGCTTTATCAGAAGGTATTTATAAATCTTTAAAACTAATAAAATGAGCAAAGATTTAGGGCTTAGATATAATGAAGGTAAAAACAGGATGGATTTACTTGAACCATATGCTATAGAGCAATTAGCTAAAGTATTTACTATTGGAGCTAATAAGTATGAGCCTGGAAACTGGTTAAAAGGAATGAAGTGGTCTAAGGTAGTAGCTTCTCTTAAAAGACATCTAAACTCTTTTGAGCAAGGAGTTGATTATGATGATGAAACTCATCTTTTACATGCTGCCCATATTGCGTGGAACGCAATGGCATTAGTAAGTTATTATAAGCATTACCCACAGGGAGATGATAGAAGACATAATTATCTGCATACTAAAAAGATAGGTTTAGATATTGACGGGGTTTTGGCTGATTTTACAGGACATTTACTTACTAAATTAGGGTATCCCGAACATATTCCTTTACATTGGAATGATCCTATAATAAGAAATGGATTTGAGTTGCATAAACATGACAAACAATTTTGGTTAGATATTCCACCTTTAGTAACAAGAGAAGATATTAATTTTGAGCCTCATGCATATATAACTGCACGAAGTATAGATGAAGAAGTAACTAAAGCATGGCTTGATAAGTATAATTTTCCTACAGCCAAGATATATTCTATAGGAATAGGAGAATCTAAAGTGGAAGTAGCAAAGAAGTCGGGGGTGGAAATTTTTGTAGACGATAATTTTGATAACTTTATTCAGCTTACAAATGCAGGAATTTTTACTTATTTATATAATGCACCATACAATGAAAAATATTCTGTTGGTTTTAGAAGGATTCATAACTTAAATGAAATAGTATAATGGAAGATTCAATACAAACAATACTTAATTACAACATTCCTGAGTTTAATTATATTAAACTTGCAGAAGAATTAGCAGAATTAAGTGAAGTGGTTCTTAAAATGTATCTAAAAAAAGCAGAACACAAGCCTCCTAAGGAGAGATTAGTAGAAGAGATTGGTGATGTAATTCTAAGGCTTAAAATTTTAAGTAAAATGGAAAACATTAGTTTTGATGTTAATGCAAGAGTGCAAAAGAAAACATTTCAAATTTTACAATGGATTGATGAAGGTAAATATAAAGGAGGAGCATAATGACAGATAAAGAAAAAATAAATATCCTAAGCAGTTTTTTAATAAGATTACACACAGCACGTTGGACAGGAAATACTAAGATGTTTGCAGAACTTATGGAACGTATAGCTGCATATAGTTATGCAAGAACTAATTCAAATGGATTTGAGGATGAGGAAGAATTAAACAGAGAAAGAACTCTCTTAAATTTAGATAAATGAAAATTATAGCACTTGGAGATACACATGGTAGAAATGTGTGGAAAGAAATAGTTTTAAAAGAAGAACCTTTTGATAAAATAGTGTTTATAGGAGACTATTGGGATAGCTTTGATATTCCATATGAAGAGCAAGCTAAAAATTTTCTTGATATTTGTGAATATAAAAAAGATAATATTAATAAAGTAGTGTTGCTTATTGGAAATCATGACTTCCATTATTTAGATTGTATAAGAGATACAGGAGAAAGTTATTCAGGATTTCAAGGAAACGTATCTTCTCATATAGGATTTCTATTAGAAGAAAATAAGAAATTATTTCAAGCAGCTTATGAATATAAAAATTTTTTATTTACTCATGCAGGAGTTACTCAAACATGGCTTGAGTGTAATAACTTTAATGTAAAAGAGTTAACTATTGCAGATGCAATAAATGAGATATTTAACTATCGTCCTGAAGCTTTTAGATTTGAGGGATATAATCCTTATGGAGATGACATTACTCAAAGTCCTATATGGGTAAGACCTAAAAGCTTAATGGAAGATGCTAAGAAATTTAAAAAACAAATTATACAAATTGTAGGACACACAGGACAAAATTGTATAGATGAAAAAGGAAAATCAACGGGGGGAAGATACTATTTTATAGATACTCTTGGTAGTTCTAAAGAGTATTTGATCATAGAGAATGATTTAATCATAGTAGGAAAAATAAGTAATAACTCGGTGGGATAAGTCTGCCAGCAGCATCCCTTAAATTACGCAAGAAACTTTGCAGATACTTGATGTAGCCGAAATTACTTTTTTAAAAAATAAAAATATATAAAATGGAAAATTTGTCCAGTGTTTGTTTTGTAGGAAAAATAGAACAAATTAATTCTATAGAAGGTGCAGATAAAATAGTACAAGCTGTTATTAGTGGGTGGGAATGTGTAATAGGGAAAGACCAGCATAAAGTTGGAGATCTTGTAGTCATAGCTACAACAGATGCTGTTATACCTTTTGAACTTGCGGAAAATTTGGGAGTAACCTCCTATCTAAAAAATAGAAAAAAGACAGGACAATTAACTGTTAAGACTACTAAGTTGCGTGGAGTGTACAGCACTGCACTTATTATAAACGATAATATTATGCAATATAGACATTCTGAAGGAGAAGACTGCATGAGTAATTATAATATAGAAAAATACGAAGAACCTGCTGAAATTATACAAACTATTTCTGGAAGAAAATTTCGTTATCATAAGAATCCAAATTTTCATGTATATTACAAATTTCCTAATTCCAAGAATGCTCCTGACATGTTCACTGAGGAAGATGAAGTAATAATAACACGCAAATTACATGGAAGTAATGGACGTTGGGGAATAGTAAAAAAACCTAAATTATCTTTATTAGATAAAATTAAAAAACTTCTTGGAAATAAATCTATAGAATATTCTTATTGCTATGGTTCTCATGAAGTAGAAAAAGGTAGTGATTCACAAGGATTTTATTCAACTGATATATGGAGAGAAGTAGCAGATAAATTTTATATAAAAGAAAAGCTCTGGCAAATAGTGAAAAATTTAGATAGGCAAACAATTGGAAAAGGTATTATTATTTATGGGGAAGTAATAGGAAATGGGGTACAGAAATATTATGATTATGGTTATAAAGAACGCAGAGTAAGATTTTTTGATATAAAACTTAACGATAGTTATGTAAATAATGAAATATTTGAACAAATCTGCTCCTCTTTTTCATTAGAGAAAGTACCTGTTCTCTATAGAGGCAACTGGACTAAGGAAGGAGAGAACAAATTTCTTTTTGATAAAATTAAGGACTCTAAAATATATCACGAAGGAATAGTAGTAAAACATATATCAGGGGATAGAAATAAAATATACAAGGTAATATCTCCTGCATACCTGGAATTTCAATCAAAAAAGGAGGATAGTACAGACTTTCATTAAAATAAAACAACATGGAAAACTTATTATATAATTGAAAAGAGAAGAAATATTAGAATTACACAATAAAAAACAAATTAAATTTTTAAATATATATGAATCAAAATTCAAAAAATACAACGAATCCCCTGAATAGTAACCCTAAAGTTATTATTTTACAGGGGATTCCGTAACTATGTAGCGGAAAATCAACATGGATAAGGAAACATTGTCCTATGGATTCACAAGGATATAGGTATAAAATACATTCTTGTGATGTTATAAGAGAACAAATGTTCGGAAAGAAATACAAACACAATAATGCAGATGAATTAATAGTTTGGGAAACATTTTATACACTCATTAATAACTCTGTAATAGACACAGAAAGTTTCATTATAGATAATACTAATCTAAGACAGAAATATATTAATCAAATAATGTGCCGTCTAACAGACAACTATGAGATAGAAATTAAAAAGTTTTCTATTCCCCTATGGAAAGCCCAATTACGTAATTATCTAAGACGAATAAAAACAGGAAAATATATACCTAACAAAGTACTAAAAAACTTTTATACAAGATTTAAAAATTTAAACAATTAAGAATGGAATTTTACTTTACAAGCGATAGTCATTATAATCATAAAAACATAGTGAGAGGAGTATCAGGTTGGGACAATAAAGACAGGTGCAGAGACTTTGACACTTTAGAAGAGCATAATCAGGTATTAGTTGATAACATAAATAAAACAGTGGGAGAAAATGATATATTGTATCACGCTGGGGATTGGTCTTTTGGCGGTATACAATCAATCTATGAATTTAGACAACAAATAAAATGTAAAACAATACATTTCATAATAGGAAACCATGACCATCATATTAAAATGAATAGAGTACTTAAGATAGAAGAGGGATTTATGAATACTAAAAATTTGTTTACAACAGTGGACAAGCTTTTAGATAAAACTGTTAATGGTCAGAATATGGTAATGTGTCACTATCCTTTAAGGTCTTGGTTAAATGGTTCTAAGGGTTCTTGGATGTTGTTTGGTCATACTCATGGCAGTTTACCTGAGTATAGTGCAGTGAAGGGTTATCCAAAAAAAAATGCAGAAATATTTAAAACTATGGATGTGGGAATTGATACTCACAAAGAGTTTAGACCTTACCATTTTGATGAAATTGCAGAAATAATGCATAATAGATCAGACTTAAATGTTGACCACCATTAAGATATGGATAATACAAAAATATTTCAATTACATTTAGATAAAATATTCCCACTAAGTTACCAATTTTTAGATAATTTAACTACTTCTCAAGTTCCTATTAATTTTGGCATAAAGCGTGAAGGATATTTTATATTAAATACTGATAAGCAATTACTTAATCCTGAGAACTCTATAGAAAAACAAACATATAATTTACTGCTACAAGCGTGTAGTATAAGAAGATTTAATTTAATAATGTTAAAATTTTAAAATTATGCTAAATCAATTTATTAATGGTATTGATGAACAAATAGAAGCAATAGGAGCGCTAAGAGAAGATGCTCGTCTAAGAGCACAGATTCATTTAAGAGAACATCCTCTTCAGATACCTGAGATGGAAGTAGGTCAGGGTATACCCATTCCTGTACCTGTTGAACCTGATATAAATTTTATTAGGGCGAGGCAAGTTGGGATAATAAATGCGGTGCAGAATGACGAAGCAGATTATGCATATATTAATCCTTATAATTATGTGGAAAGGCCAAAAAAACCACTTTCTAAAAAAGATGAATTAGAGTCTAATTATGTTAGAATAGATTTAGATGAAGCAGCTAAGAAATTAGCAGCTCTTCTACATAAGGATGAAAGCTCAGAGGGATTTTTAGAAACCTATGATATTTATTATGACATATTATTTAAATGTAAAAAATGATAGGATTTATAGTTATAGTATTAATAATTGGTTTTATTTTGTTTTGCACGGTGTTTGATATTTTGACAACAATTAAAAAACGAAAATGATTTTTACATGCGGTATCAATAGGATTGATTACAGAGAGGTTTCTGTAGAAAATATTTATTCTTATTTTAAGAATAAGAAATACATACAAGTTGATACAGAAACCAGCGGACGAGATCCCCATATAGACAAAATAGTTTCCCTTCAATTAGGAGATGGGGATAATCAATTTTTTATTGATTGCAGAATTGTTAATATTCTTAAGTTTAAAGACTTATTAGAAAATAATGATTTGATTTTGCAAAATGCAAAGTTTGATTATAAAATGTTAAAAGCAGCAGGCATTGTTATAGAAAATATATTTGATACAATGATTGCTGAATGTGTTCTATATTGTGGGTATAATGGGTGGGGATACGCTCTTGATAAGTTAGTTGAAAGATATTGTCATATAGCTATAAGCAAGGAAGAACGAAAAGGTTTTATAGCTATTGGAGACAATAAATTTTCTGTAAAACAAATTGAGTATGGTTGCACTGATGTAAAATATTTAGAAGACATTAAAGATAAGCAAGAAATTAAAATTAAGGAATTAGACTTAGAGTATTGTATAAATCTTGAAATGCAGGTTATAAAAGCTCTTGGTGATATAGAGTACAATGGAATGCTTTTAGACAAAGAAGCGTGGTTAAAAAATACAGAAGAATATAAAGACAAGCTTGAAATTACTAAAAAAGAATTAGATGAAATAGTTATTAATGAGTGTAAGTTATCTAAATACGTTCCTAAATTTACACAAGGAAATTTATTTGGAATTAAGGAGCGTAGACTTAATATAAACTATGATAGTCCTTCACAAGTATTAAAAATATTTTTAGCATTAGGATTTAATACGGAAGGAACAGGAGAAAGAGAGTTATCTCGTTTAGTTAAAATAGATAATGATGAGGTGGTGTGGACAAAGCATGATTTCTTCACCAAGTTATTTTACTATAGAAAATATGCTAAAACAGTTTCTACTTATGGAGAATCTTTTCTAAACTATATTAATCCCAAAACAGGAAGAGTTCATACGTCATTTTGGCAAGTGGCTTCAACAGGAAGAGTTACATCAGGAAATAAAGATGAAAATGCTCCTAATGTTCAGAATATACCTGCTAAAAAAGAATTTAGAAATGCTTTTATTCCACGAAAGGGATTTAAGTGGGTATCTTTAGATTATTCAGGACAAGAACTTAGATTAATGGCTGATGGTAGTGGTGAACAAGGTTTTATAGACGTTCTAAATAGAGGAGAAGATTTGCATTGTTATGCAGGAAGTATAATGTTTAAAAAACAAATTACTAAAGCTGACAAAGAACTTCGTAATAAGGCAAAGACTATAAATTTTGGTAAACCTTATGGGATGGGAATTCCTAAATTAGCAGATGAATTACAAATTTCTATAAAGGAATCTACTGAGTTATTTAAAGAATACGGAATAGCATTTCCAGTTTTAAATAAGTGGCTTGAAGGTCAGCAAGCATTCGCTAAGAAAAATAAATATTCTGTAACTTTTGCACCGTGTAGACGTAAACGATTCTACCCTGATATGGATGAAGCCATAAGTCTTAGAAAGACAGTGAAGAGAGGAGATAAGGATACTTGGAGACGTATAATGATTATTGAAGGTAGTACAGAACGTGAAGGTGGTAATCATTGCATACAAGGTAGTGGTGCAGACATTACTAAAGAATCATTAGTTGAAGCAAGAAATTTAGTTTTAGAATATAATAAGCAATATACAGAAGAAGTAATATTTCTTAATTGCACAGTACATGATGAAATAGATGCAGAGGTAAGGGAAGATTTAGCAGAAGAAGTAACACAAAAATTTAAAAAAATAATGATTGATTGTGGTAATAAATATGTTTCTAAAGTAAAAATGGAAGTCGAAGAAAGTATTACCAATTATTGGAGTAAATAAATAAATAATATGAACGCAAAAATGCCACTACCGTACAAAGGAATGAATACAAGAGCAGAAATTGCAAGTAGAATATTTCCCGCAATATTTGCTGAACAAATTAAAATATGGGGTGATCTTCATAATGAAGATAATCACAAGGATGTAGCAATGAAGACACTTTTATATACCGAAGCTCTTATAAAAGAATTAGCTAAATATGATGAAAAGGAGAATGTTAAAAATTTATAATGGAAATTAATGAAAGAAAAAGAGAAATAGGGCAGGAATGTGTAGATAAATTTATAGAGAATGATTTCTACGGAGCAGCTATTTTACCAACTGGAACTGGTAAAACATGGGTAATGCTTAAATGCATGAGTGAATTATTTGAAAGAGATAAAATTAAGTCTGTTTTATACACTTGTAATAGTATAAATTTAAGAGATGAGGATTTTCCCAATGAAGTGACAAAGTGGGGATATGGAAAACATCTAAAAGATATACAAAGGCTTTGTTATCAAAGCGCTTATAAGTTAGAAGGACAAAGTTTTGATTTAGGATTAATAGATGAGGGTGACTTTTCTCTTACTCCTGAGTATATAAAATTATTTTTGAATAATTCATTTAAATACCTTATCTTTGTATCTGCAACACTTGAACCTGAAAAATTAAAACTTTTAAAATCCTTAAAACCTAACATTCCTATTATTTATAAAAAAGAAATGTCAGAGTTGGAAAACGAAAGTGTATTAAATAAGTCTAAGTATCACTATGTTAATTTTATGCTAACTGAAGAAGAAAATACTAAATATTTAAGATATAATAAAGCAATTTCTTCTGTTTTAAATAGGGATGGTTATTCTCACAAAGATTTAGAATTTGTTTTAAGACAGAGAAAGCTATTTATGAACAGTTTAAAAAGTTCTGCACAGATTTGTAGAAGTTTATTAAGACATATAGAATGCAGGAGTTTAGTATTTTCTGAATTAACAGAACAATCAGATAGGGTTTGTGAATTTACTTATCATGGAAAGAATGAAGGAGAAGAAAATCTTCTTAAGTTTGAAAATGAGGAAATTGATAAATTAGGAGTTTGCGGAAAAGTAGACAGGGGAGTTAATATAAAAAGAGTAGAAAATGTTGTGTTAGAAAGTTGCAGCTCTTCTAAAACTAAAATAGTACAGAAATTAGGAAGAGGAAAAAGACTTTTAGTAGATGAGTTTTTAAATGTATTTATGCTAATTCCTCACTATAAACAAACACGATATGATAATTATAAAAGGAAAACTGTAACAGAAATTAAACCAACAATAGTAAAGTCATGGCTTGAAAAAGCTTTGAAGGATTTTAATATACCTAAAATAGAAGTATTTAAATTTTAATAATGACACTAACAATTACAGAAAAAACAATTTTAAGACTCAGACAGAGTGGATTTTATCCTGATGAAATGATTTCTTTATATTTTGTGCTAAAAGGACTACAACAGCAAGAAGTGGAACTCTTAGACGGGTATGATGATTTTAATACATCTAAAAGAGCTGCTATATCTTATCAAACTCTTTTTCGTAAAAGTTTTATAGAAAAGGATAGAGAGGGTAGTAGACTATTTTTCAAACTTACAGAGAAAGGAAAAGAATTTCTAAAAGAATTAGAACCAGAAGAAATAGTAAAAACTAAAATAGATTGGATTGGAGAATGGCTTGAACTCTTTCCTGAAAAGAATCAGAATGGCGTATTAAGATCTAATGAAGCTGATTGTATAGGAAGAATGCAGACGTTTATAAAAAAGTATAAGTATTCTAAAGAAATTATAATGGCTGCAACCAAGTCATATATTATTGAAGAGTCTACTAAAGGCTATAAATATACCAAAAGAGCAATGTATTTTATAGATAAGAGAGGAGAAGGAAGTTTACTCGCTGCGTGGTGTAAAAATGTAGAAGAGAATAAAATTAAAACAGGTCAACTAAATGATGGTTCACGGACTAAAATTATACAAACTTTAAACTAAATGAGAATAGCAGAAGAATTTTTAATAGATGAATTTGATCCAGATAGCCAAGATTGCCAAACAAGGAGAGAAGATTTAAGAATAGCAATAGTATTAAATCCATTACTTGAAAAGTTTGAAAAAGCAATAAATGAAGCAAGAAAAGAAGCTATTGAAGAATGTGCTAAAGAGGCTGATTTAATTAGAGAAGGGAAAAATGAAGGAGATATTGATAAACAATCAATTCTTAAACTAATTAATGAGCTAATATAAAAAAGCCTGACTAACAATCAGGCTTTTGTGTTTTCATAGGTTTATGTTTTCTTAGGATTTAATTTCCTTTCCATTTGCATCTACTAATGCATCAATTTTTGGTAAGTCTTTTTGTTCTTCCGCTGTTATGGGTTGGTCAGAAGAAACCTTCAGCTGTTGTTGAGCAGCAAAATATTTTTGAATTTGTGCTTGATAATCTTTTACTACATCTTCAGGTACATCTTTACCATCTTTATCTTTGTAAGTAAAATGAATTTTACCGTTTTCAAGATTCTTTTGAAGGATACTTTCACCTGCCATTACAGCATTTCTAAATAAGTTCAAAAAATTGTAAATAGCTTCAAACTCTAAGCCATTCATTTCGATGGAATCTTTTGAGTTCCATACTGGATACTGTTGTGCAATTGGAGATTCTGGAATGTTTACTTCACTCATTTTACGTTGATTTTTTATGTTTTGTTTAAAATTTTTTACCCTCTCTTTATGAGATTTATTAGTTTTTGACTGTGACATTTGAATACAAAGATATGTAAAATAATTGAAACTACCAAAAAAATCTTTTTTAATTATAATCACTATTTATGATAAATAAATTTGTTTTTCTCACTTCTTTGAGTTATCTTTGTTCTACTTTTAACTAAAACCTCAAATAAGTAAAGTAATAAATGGATATTCGTGAACTAAAAGACAAAATACAAATTCCCTGGGGGGAAATAGGTTATATAACCTTTAAAAGAACTTATGCAAGACGTTTGAAAGAAGACGATAGAGATAGTAAAACAGAAGAATTTTGGCAAGTAGTTCAACGTGAATTAGATGCAAGTGACAAGCAACTTGGAGTAGGATTTACAGAAAAAGAAAAACAAAGATATGCTGAAACAAGACTCCAACTTAAATGGAGCGTTGCTGGTCGCTTTATGTGGCAATTAGGCACTAAAACAGTAGATAAATTAGGACTCCCATCCTTACAGAACTGTGCAGCAGTCGTAGTAAATGAACCTATAAGACCATTTACATGGACATTTGAAATGTTGATGTTAGGTAGTGGAGTAGGCTATAATATACAAAGACATAATGTATATCAATTACCTAAAGTAAAAAAGAAAGTAAAAATAATCAGACAAGATGATGAATCTGCTGATTTTATTGTTCCTGATACAAGAGAAGGATGGGTAAAACTTTTAGGTAAAGTACTTAAAGCTCATTTTTATACAGGTGATGGATTCACTTATTCTACACAATTAATTCGTGGTAAAGGTGCTCCTATTAAAGGATTTGGAGGTACTGCTGCTGGGCCAGAAGAGTTATGTTGGGGAATAGAAGAAATAAATAAAATTCTTAACAGTAGGAGTGGTAAGAAACTTCAACCTATAGATTGTCTTGATATTATGAATATCATAGGTTTTATAGTGGTATCAGGAAATGTTAGAAGAAGTGCTCAACTTGCAATAGGAGATTATGATGATATAGATTTTCTTATGGCTAAGAGATGGGATTTAGGAATTATTCCTAAGTGGAGAGGAATGAGTAATAATTCTATAGCTACTCCCGAAAATTTAGATAAACTTCCCGAGGAATTTTGGGAAACCTATCAACAAGGAGAGCCATACGGTCTAATTAATATAGACCTATCCAAAGAAGTTGGTCGAACAGGAGAAACTCAGTACCCTGATCCTGATGTAGAGGTATATAATCCTTGTGGGGAGCAAGGTCTCTTTAATAAAGAAACTTGTTGCTTAGGACTTGTATTTTTACCTTCTATAGTTAGTTATGATGAGTTATTAGAGTGTTTGGCATTTTCTTATCGAATGTGTAAACACAGCTTATCTTTACATTGTAGTTTAAAAGACACTGAAGAAGTTGTTCATAAAAATATGAGGATGGGGATAGGTCTTCCAGGATATTTGCAAGCAACGGAAGAACAAAGGGTATGGGCAAAAGATGCCTATGAGTGGCTTCGTCAGTATGACGTAGAATACAGTGAAAAACATGGGTTTCCTGTTAGTAATAAACTTACTACATCAAAACCTGATGGAACAGGGGCTTTACTTAGAGGAGTAACTCCAGGTTGTATGCCAAGTCCAGCCCCAAGTCAATACTATTGGAGAACTATGAGGATTTCTTCTCATTCAAATTTAGTAGAAGTATGTAGAAGTCACGGGTATAAAATAGAACCTAATCTAAATATAGATGGTAGCGTAGATCATAATACAATGGTTGTATATTTTCCATGCAAATTAGCAGATGGAGTTCCTTACTCAAGTCAGTTTACTTGGAAAGAACAATTGGATACTATAAGAAGAGTTCAAAGAGAGTGGAGTGATAATTCTGTAAGTTGCACAGTATACTATAATAAAGAAGATATTCCTGAAATTAAAAAATATCTAAAGAAACACTTTAGAAATGAAATTAAGACAGTATCCTTCTTACTATCATTTGGTCATGGTTTTAAACAAGCTCCTTATCAGCCTCTAACAAAAGAAGAGTATGAAATAGAAGTAGGAAAAGTTAAACCTATTACAAGTGTGGAGGTTAAAGAATTAGATTATGAATTAGAAGAATGTAGTAGTGGAGCATGTCCAATAAAATAATTATGATAGCATATAAATTAGTTAGGAAATTAAAAAACGGTTCTTTATCACCATTGTTTATTAATAAGAAAAGTAGAATGCTAATAAATGAATGGTTGAGAGCAGAAGCACATCCCACAAAAGGATTTGCATATAGAAAAGGTTGGCATTGTACTTTAAAACCAACAGCTCCACATTTATCAACTAAAGATAGAGTATGGGTTAAAGTTAGTATTAAAGATTGTGAATATTATAATAGGCCAGAATCGCAAGGAGGTACTTGGGTTTTAGCACAAAATATGAAAATAATTTGTGAGTTAAATTTAAAAATATGGAAATATTGATTAATAATAAGTGGATGCCTTATAAAGAATATTTAATATATAAAGAAAAATTAGATAGAGAAGAAAAGAAAATTTTAAAAAAGAATGGTTTAGGATGGTTACTTAAATTTTTACAAAAATCAAAATTATGAGAAGAGAAGAAGTTTACAAAATAATAGACAATGAAAGAAATTATCAAGATAGAAAATGGGGTGTAATGGCTCATGATGAAGGTCATGGTGTTAATGATTTTATTTTGTATATGCAACATTATCTCACAAAATCTATTGCAGAAGCTACAAATAACTGGTCTAATGAAAAATCCTTAGATGAATTAAGGAAAGTAGTAGCTCTTGGTATAGCATGTATGGAAGTACATGGAGCTCCTGAAAGATATGTTATGTTAACTTAAAAAATATATATAATGTTTAGATGGCTACGTCAACTATTTTGTCCTCACAAAGAAAGTTATACAATAACTTTTAGTTTTGGTAATCGGAGGACTTTTTGTAAAAAATGTGATAAAAAATTATAAAATGAATAATTATATAATAACTTATGTGGTGATGGGTTCATCTTCACCTATGCCTTTAACAATTACAGTTATAGGAGATTCAGAAGAAGATGCTAAAGAACGATTTTTATGCACGGGAAATTTTTATTACACAAATGATGCTCGTAAAGTAGTAATATCTTCAATTAGAAAATTATGATAATAACTTCAGACCTCCTAAAAACTATAGGATATACCACTAAGTATCCTGATAATAAGATAACAGTGTATTTCTCTAAAAATAGAGAGTCTTACATAGCAGTAGATGGCTGGCAAATAATTTTTACAAAATTTGTTAATGACCGACCAAAGGAAATTTACAGAGGAGAGATAGAAAATGAAGAAGAATTACAAAATTTAATAAATCAAGATAAATGAAAATATTTTTAGATGATTTTAGAAATCCACAAGATGCAGCAATGTATATGCATTCAAGGATTGGCGCACTAAATCTAATTTATTTAGAAGAGTGGGTTTTAGTTAAGAATTATTATGAGTTTGTAGATATTATCTCTGAAAATATTGATAGTATAACCCACATCTCATTTGATCACGATTTAGCTGATGAACACTACACTCCTGAAGAATACTGGGATGATTATAACAAGTCAAAAGAGTATCAGGATTCAAGACAATATAAAGAAAAAACAGGACTTGATTGTGCTAAATGGATGAAGGATTTTTATTTTAAAAATGACACAGACTTGCCAACAATATTTATTCACTCCATGAATCCTGTTGGTGTAGATAATATTAAAAATATAATAAACCAAAAAAATGAATGAGCTTTGGAAAGATATAATAGGTTATGAAGGTGTATATCAAATTTCTAATAAAGGAAAAATTAGAAGTTTAGATAGACTTCTTAATACCAGTAACAACTCTTTTAGAAGTTGTAAAGGACAATTTTTAAAAACTAAGTTAGATAAATATGGCTATTTAGCTATTGGACTTTCGTGTAATCAACATATCAAATGGTATACAATACATAGATTAGTATCAATAGTTTTCATTCCAAATCCTGAAAATAAACCAACTGTTAACCACAAAGATGGAAATAAACAAAATAACAATGATTGGAATTTAGAATGGAATACATGGTTAGAAAATTCACAACATGCTGTTAAAACAGGATTAAGAGAAGGAGCCGTTAAAGTAGGAGAAGATAATAATTTAGCAAAACTTAAAGAAAAAGATGTATTATTCATACGGGAAAATTATAATAAAAAATCCTGTAATTTACAAGTTTTAGCTGATAAATTTCACGTTTCTGTAAGCAATATATCTCAAATAAAAAATCATAAACATTGGAAACACATATAAACAAGGAAGAAAGAAAAAAAAATTTAAAACTTATAATGGACAAGTTAAATAAGGAAATAGGAGCAGGAACTGTTATGACCTTAAAAGACTCTCCCTTAGATATAGAAGTTATATCAACAGGTTCTATTGCATTAAATGCAGCATTAGGAGTAGGAGGTTTCCCTAAAGGACGTATAGTAGAGATATATGGGCAGGAAATGTCGGGTAAGACAACTTTAGCTATACACGCTATGGCAGAATGCCAAAAGTTAGGAGGAGTTTGTGTTCTAATTGATGCAGAACATAGTTTTGATAAAAAATATGCCGAAGCCCTGGGAGTAAATACAGATGAATTGATAGTAAATCAACCTGATTATGGAGAGCAGGGATTGGAAGTGGCGGAAAAATTAATAAGTTCTGGAACAGTAGATTTAGTGGTAGTAGACTCTATAGCAGCTTTAGTCCCTAAAGGTGAGTTGGAAGGTGAGATGGGAGAATCCAGAATGGGAGGACAAGCAAGAATGCTTGGACAAGCCTTACGTAAACTTACAGGAACAGTTAGTAAAAATAATGTTTTATTGATTTTTATTAATCAGTTAAGAGAAAAGATCGGTGTAATATATGGTTCTCCATTAGTTACAAGTGGGGGAAATGCAATGCGCTTCTATGCTTCTATTAGATTAGATGTAAGCAAATCTCTAATAAAAGATGGAGATGAGATTACTGGAAATAAAACAAAAGTGAAAGTTATTAAAAATAAAGTAGCTTGTCCTTTTAAAATTGCAGAGTTTGACATAAATTATGGAGAAGGCATTTCTAAAGTAGGAGAAATTGTAGATATAGGGTCTGATTTAGGAATAATTAAAAAAGGAGGAAGTTGGTATTCTTATGGTGACATAAAATTAGGACAAGGAAGAGATAACGTTATCAAATTATTAAAAGATAATCCTGAGTTAGAAGAAGAACTAAAAGAAAAAATACTTAATTATGGAAAATAAATATTTTACACCTTCAATAGAAGATATAAGAATAGGGTATGAAGTTGAGTCTAATGAGTGGTGTATGGATGAAAGCGGAAACCCTGAATTTAACTATAATAAATGGGTTAATAAAAAGCTTTCTGCTCCATATGTTACTACATTGCTAACATATGGAATAAAAAAAGGAAATCTTAGAGTTCCCTATCTAACAAAAGAACAAATAGAAGCAGAGGGATGGAAAAGAATACTTGCAAGTCTTTATGAGAAAGTAATTCAAATAACTGAATTAGATAAAATTGTATACACACTTAGAATAGATAAAAATATTATTAACATAACAAAATGTAATGTAACTAATTTAAGAATTGAAAGTTGTCCAAGAGGAGAAAACTATCATACTGCTCCTATATATGTGGGAAAATGCCCCTCTATAAATGAATTTAGATATATAAGTAAATTACTTGGGATATGAGTAAATATTATACACAGTATAAAGGAATTTGGTATAAATACACTCCATTAAATCTTAGTACAATAACAGGAGTGTGGGAGCTGTCTGAAAGTAGAGATGACATGCTTGGAGCATCTTCTAATTATAATGCTGATATTTATAGAATAGACCAATGCTTTGATGAATTTTTTAAAATGTTACAGAAATGGAAAAATTAACAATGTGTGATTATATAAATCACAAAACTTTTATGAATATAAAAGATATAGGAGGTTTCTATGAACTTCTTATGAAGTCTTCTATAGTATATGAAGATGGAGTTTCTCCTGCTTTTTATACACTACTTGATTATAAAATAGATTCTTATAAATACATAATGCTTTTTTCTAAATATGACAACAATTCTCACATCCAAACAGATAAAATCAATGACACTCCTCCAAATAGTTGAGTTAACTAAATCTAAAAATATTAATGTAGATTTAAAAGGAGCGCAAGCTATTAGAGAAAAAATTAAAGAAAATGGATGAAAAAATAGAACTAATCAAACAAATAGTTAAGCACCACCCGGCTTTAGGCACAGATAAAGGATGGTCTACTTATACAGGGGGAATGGCAGATACAGGATACTGGTATTGGGATAAAATGATAGATGTTTCTGAATATGATTTACAAAAGTTTTTACTATTTTTAACAGAAACATATAAAAAAGTTGAAGAAGCTTATAGAGAAAGAGAAAGAATATTTGCTCTACCTAAAGAAGAAAGAGATGCTATTTATAAAAAAGAGCAAGAAGAACAAAGGAATTTATTAATAGAATATGGAGAAATAATGGAAAAAAGATTACTTTGGGGAAAATAAATTTGGAAAATCCAAATATTCTTTTTACCTTTACAATAATTAAATAAAAACAAACCAATGGGACAACCTGTACTAATATTAGGAGAAAGTGGAAGCGGAAAATCACGCTCTACAAAAAATTTAAACTCAAAAGAAACATTTATAATTAATGTTTCAGGAAAGGAGCTTCCTTATAAAGAAGCTTTTAAAAATTACACAGAATTTCATCCTAAAGATTTACCTAAAGGAAATCATTTTATATCTTCCAAAGCAAGTGATATAATTCAAGCATTAGTTTATATATCTGAAAAAAGACCAGAAATTAAGCAGGTGGTTATTGATGACAATACTTACATAGCAGCCTTTGAATTTATGGATAGAATTAATGAGGTAGGATATGCAAAATTTAATGATATTGGAAGTAATATTTTTCGATTAGTGATGGCCGTTAAACAACGTACTCGAAAAGATTTAAAAGTATTTTTCTTAAATCATATAGAAGAGTCTATAGATTATAAAGGTATTAAGAGGCTTAAGGCTCGAACAGTTGGAAAATTAGTTGATGAAAAACTTACTTATGAAGGACTATTCACAATTGTATTAGGAACAGAGGTGGAAGAGAAAAATGAAAAATTAGAATATTTTTTTGTAACTAATTCTGATGGAAGCAATACACTAAAATCCCCAGAAGAGATGTTTGAAACAATACGCATACCAAATGATTTACAATTAGTCGTAAACGCAATAGATAATTATTACAAATAATGAATTATGAAGTACAACAAGCCTTAGAAAGAAAAGTAGAAACTTGGAAAATTTTAAGCTTAGAAGAAGAGTTTAGAAGGTCAAAATCAGAAATAGATCAATTAGAAAGAAAAGTTGGAAATTTAGAAGGAGTGGTATCAAACTATTATAATCTTTTTAGTATGTTACTTGATACTATAGCAGAGAATAGTGATTATAAAGAAGAGTATGCAAATCAAATTTTATCGCTTAAACAATATTTATAAAACAAAAAACAAAAATCAATTATGAATCAAGAAACTTTAGACTTCAGCTCAGTAGATGCCGCTGAAAGCAGCGCAGGTAATTATTTAAAACCTGGAATTTACAGAGTGAAGCCAACATTAGTAGAGTTAGTAGAACGTGAAGGCGGGACTACTGCTATTAAAGTAACTTTTGAAGGAGTTACAGAACCTTATGAGGGTCAGATAGTAGAAGAAAAATTCTTCTTAAGTCAGAAAGCACTTCCTCGTTTGCAGTATTTTCATGAAAAGTACTTAGGCTTTAAATTAGAGAATAAGGCTATTACCTATCAAAAACTTTCAGATTATTTGTCTCAGAAGTTTTTAACTAAGCCTAAAACAGTTCTTATTGCTGTGGGCGGAAGAGAGGGTAATGATGGCAAGGTGTACGGTCAATTACCATTTACAGATTTTATATTAGACTCTGATAGTGATGTAGAAGAAGGTGCTTATGAAGAAGGTAGCGCACAGTATAACAAATCTATTCGCAAGAATAGAAATCCTGCTACTATGTCTACTTCAGGAGTGTTAAATACTCCAACGACAGCTAAGTCGGATTTGCCATGGGAGGACTGATAATCAAGTAGTTATGAACTAATAAATGACGGCGACCAAACATCAAAAAAACTGAAATGGGGTTATACTAACCTTCACGGTAAATAATAAAAAGTTCAACGCAGTAGTGCGGAAGCGGGTGTCGTCGTCATTTTTTAAATTTTTAAATGGAACAAACATTAAATTTTTCCAGTGTAGAATCCCCACATCTTGTAAACTCAGAGTGGGTTTTAAATAAAGTTGATCAAAATCAAATTTTTTATGCTTATTTTGGAGATTTTATTCCTTATAAGAAGTCATATAATTCTGTATTTAGAAAGGATAGATCTGCGAGTACGGGATTTTTCTTTGGTGATAGTGGAGAGTTAGTATATTATGATCTTGGTACAGGAGAAAATTTAAATTGTTTTGCTTTTGTAGCAAAAATGTATGGGATAAAATATGGAGAGGCTATAAGGAAAGTAGCATGTGATTTTGGACTTATTCAATGTGAAGGATTACATTTTGAAAAAAAAGAAATAAACAACTCTATAAACTTTGAAAAAAAGAATAAAGAAGAAAGAGAGATTCAAATTATTCCTGCTGTGTGGAATTTAAAACATGCAAAATATTGGAGACAATATGGAATAACTAAAGAGGAGTTAGAAAAAGAACATGTTTACGCAGTGGATAAATTATTCATAGATAAAAATCTAATAGTTAATAAGAATGATGTACTAAGATTTGCCTATGTAGTTTCTGTTAAGGGGAAGGGTTATATGAAGATTTACAGTCCATACGCAGATAAGTTCAAATGGATTAGCAATATAAATCTTAACACGCCTTTTGGATGGGATACTCTAAATCTTGATTCTGAGACTGTTTACGTGACAAAAAGCTTAAAAGATATGATTGTACTCAAAAAGATTTTTCCGAGCGTTATAAGCACGCAAAATGAGTCTGAGGGAGCTTTAAACAGTGGACTTGTTAAGTTCCTGTGCAAAAACTTCAAAAAGAGAATAATTGTATTTGATAATGATGCTGTAGGTGTAGAAAATTGTAAAAAATTTAACGAAAAAGGCTTTGGATATTTTAATATACCAAAAGATTATATATATGAAGGAATAAAAGATCCTTCTGATTTTGTAGCAGCTTATGGAATTGAGAAATTAAAAAATTTATTTAAACAAAAAAACTTATTATGAAGGTAGAAGATTATTTTGATAATTATACAAAACCGAGAGAAAAAACTATTTCAGAAACTTTGGCAGAACAAAAGAAACTTTATCCTTTAACTACCAAAGAAGCATTTATATCGGACAGTTTTAATGCTTATCAAGAATTTGTAAATGGAATTAAAGTATATCCTGAACAGCATAAGATTGTTTATCCAATGTTAGGAGTTATGGGAGAAGCAGGAGAGTGTTCAGAGAAGGTAAAGAAGTGGCTTAGAGGTGATAAAGACCTTGATAAGAATGAATTAGCTAAAGAGTTAGGGGATGTTTTATGGTATCTCGCTGCGTTAGCTGATGATTTAGGATACTCTTTAGAATATGTTGCAAATCAAAATATTGAAAAATTAACTAAAAGAAAAGAAAATGGGAAACTCAAAGGTGAAGGAGATAACAGATAATAATGGTTTATCAATTAATATAAATATGAAAAAAGAAAATAAACAAACACAATTTCCCTACAGTGATAGGGTAGTAGTTAGAAAAATAGATGTAGAATATAAATCTAAAGGTGGCATTATACTTGGAGAGATAGAAAAGGATGCCGAAACGATGTTTGGCAGGGTGATAGCTGTAGGAAGAGGTAAATGGTTAGAAAGCGGAATAGTTCCTATGGAAACTGAGGTGGGGGATATAGTTGTTATGGTAGCAAATGCTCCAAGAAAAATTAATATAAAAGGAGAGTACTTCTATATAATTAATGAAAGTAATCTCCTCGAAAAAATTGTGGATAGTGATTTAGTAGAGAAAGAATTTAAAACAGAAGGATATGAATTTGAGGCAAGTGGAACAAAAATATTAAATTAATTTATTTTAAATTATTCAAATCAGTCTGTAATAACTCCAAATTAATATTATTTGGAGCTAAATTATTATTAAGCCAGTCCATGCTAAAAGCAGCATGCACCTCATCACCATAATCAAGAAACCATCCCCACTCAACTTTTAGTATAGTGCCCCAGCTAATAACATATACATAAGTTTCGTCATAAGCACAACCTAAAAAGGAGTGACCGCCCCAACTTCCAGGAGCGTTCCCTCCTTGTAAATTTCCTTTAGGATCTGTCCATATTGATTGGTATTGAACAGAAATTGGCATTTGAGCACAAAGTCTAACACACCCAAAAATACTTATAGCTGCTTTAATTAAATCAACTCTATTTTGTTGTATTTGTGTATAGGCTAAAATTTTATGTCCATCAATACCTGTATTTCTCAGATATGAAAGTACATCAAGTTCTATTGCCCCATTATCGTTAAGTCCATTTATGGTGTTATATCCACTTACGTCTGAATACCCTTTTATAATAGCCTTATCATCAATGATGATCTGATTACCATTATTAGCACTCCATAGCTGTACCGCATGACCTGCTGTTGCAAAAGTACAGTCACCTATAAGATCATTACCCATCATACCTAAATTGGTAATTTTATCACTCCAACTTTGTGCTGCTGGGTATGTAGGAGCTGTGTAATATTTTTCAAAAAGGAATACCTTATTATCACGCTTTGCAGGTAATTTACCTAAGCATGGTAATATGTATACTCCTAATTCTTCAAGTAACTGCATATTATTAATTTATAGGCAAATGACCAACAATTACTAAATCTGATTGGCCAGAAGTTCCTGCAATAAATGGAGCCTTCCAACAATATCCTATTAGAATGATATTATTAAATAAACCTACTGCTGGGCCGACCCCTACAATATTTTTATTACTTGGATTTAAAGAAGGTATTCCTAACTGAGCTGCTCCCCAAAGCATAGCATTAATAGAAAACTTGGAATGGTAAATAGAAATACTATCTACATAATGTAATCTGTTATATCCATAACCTACTCCGCCAATAAGATTATTATTAAAAACTCCATATCCTACAACTGGCCCAATAATTCTAAATGTTGCTATATCTGGGTAGGTAGTTGTAACTACATTTTTGGATAGTGATAATTTTGGATGTATCTTCCCTTCATACATTAGTTGTATTGGAGATTTTACTTTATGTAAAATATTTGTTTTTACATATTTAACTTGTGCCTGTGTTGTTGCTGTTATTATAATAAATAGCAAAATTAATTTTAGACGTTTCATTTTTTATTTTTAATTATTATTTACAAAATTATTTAGGCATATTCCCGCCAACTGGTAATTTACTATTATCTATAATGTTTTCAACAGGTGGTACTTCTTTTGCTTTCACAATTTCAGCACTTTTCTCATAGCTCAAAGGCTTAGGTGGTGGTGCAACAGAAGATAAGATTGCTGCAACTCCAAACATTATAAATTGTTGCCATGAAAAAGTGCCAGTTTGATTCATAGTTACGAATACTCCTGAAAGTGTTCCTACAATTCCAAAAATTGTGATACCTTGTCCTCTCCATTGTGTTGAGATAAAAGATAAAGCTGCCATCAAAGTAGCAAAAAGATAAACCTTCAGATCTTGAGAATGTCCAGTGGTTGAAAGTAATTGATTTAAAGAGACTGCTACAGCAGCAGCAAGTCCAGATAAAAATACTTTGTATTTGTTTAAAAATGTTCGCATATTTATTTATTTTTTTTATCTTATTTGAGATTGATATAATATATTTTTAGTACCGTCCTTATTAACACTTGTAATTCTTACTACCCTATAAATAGTAGGAATAGGAGCAGGAGTAGGCTTCGTTGTAGTACAGGAATTAAATACAATAGCAAAAATTATACACATCAAAATCACAATCATTGTTATCAGTATCTTTTTTGCTGTCATATAAAATTTGCTTTGTTTTTAGTAATAATATAATGAGCTTTACAATTATACTGAAGTATAGAACCAATTAGAGTTATTCTGTTTTGATTATCAACTTCGAGTTGCCACCCTGCTGGTGACCTGTTTACTGGTAACATAATAAAATCACCACACCCACACAAACACTTACAAGAAATTTGATCTCTGTTTTTAGAAACATAAATTGTACTTTCTTCGTATTTAGAAGGTATTTGAGGAACTTCACCTTCACAAAAAACAGGCATTATCTCAACTTGCTTTATTGTTTTCATTTTAGATTAATTTTATAGGTTGAATTTCCTTTAGGAATTACTCTTTCTGTTTCAATAAAATGCACTCCGTCTACACTTTCTTCAATAGAATAATAATCTAAATTATTTTCATTTCCACTTGTCCAATTTAAAAATCCATTTTGTGTATATACATTAATGATGTTAACTGGCATTGCTTCATATACCAATACCTTGTTACTTATTACGCTTCCTGATTTTAACCTGTAATAATAAGTTGGCCCCGGTACTTTGCATGTATCTACGCCTCCCTTCACTATTGCTATGGTTTTGAAATTAATGCTATCAATTGATTGCTGCACGCTGTCCAATCTTTGCCCTGTTGGAGTCCAGTGAGCAACGTACTGGCTAAATATGTTTGCGCTTATAAATAGAAATAATATCGTAATGATTATTCTCACAAAAAAAGTATATTGTTGTGATTAGTTACACTAAGTTTTGTTGCTGCAACTGAAACTCCATTCTTAATCCCTATATAACTACCATACGCAGGTATTGTTACAGTCCCGGTATTATTCGTTGTTCCATCCATGTTAGTTAATCCGTAGCCAACTCCCTGGTTAATTGAAGATGTTGAAGGGTTTATTAACGTTACAATTTTAGAAGTGTCACTTGCTGCTATTGGTGATTTATTACTATGTGCATCAAATCCTGAATATGTTACCCACCCCGATAATGATCTTGTGGTGAATGTTCCCGACCATCCATTTATTATTGTCCTCATATCCAAATTATCGTCTAAAGGTCTTGCCCAATAATTACTATCTATGCTGCTTGCCGAACCGAAACTTGCGATGTCGTTTGTGTAGGAAAAAAATGTTGAGGCCAGTTGTGTGGAAGCCTTTGCTACAACTATATTATTTTTGAAGGTAGTATTTCTAACAGGCGCAGTTGAGGAACTGGAATTAAGTGTAACCACTTCTTCGCCTCCATCGTAAATAGTATTATTGTGGGCGTTAATCAAATCTGTATTATGCAGGAATAATCCAGCCTGTACGCTATTGATGCAGGTATTGTTATAAATCTCTACTCCATAAGTTCCATCATCCATGTAGATGCCATTCACAAGCGCCACGGGTTCCCCCGATGTTCCGGCAATAGTTCCTATACCATCCTTAACTATGTTGTTATATATTTTCTGCCCGGTGTATGGAGAATAACTCGATGGCCCATACCAAGTATAAATTGCAGCTCCATCCATTTTTTCAATACAATAATTAGTAATGTAATTATGATGTATCAATGAATTGTATCTTCCAAAATTGATAGCATTGTGTCCCACGCTGTCAATCGTATTATAGCTGACAGTTAAGCTATCAGCGTATATCATCATTCCCTGTAATGAGCCATACCCGCTTGAACCATTATCGCCCATGCCATCGCTAACGCCAGTATTGCTTATGGTATTATTTGTAATAATTGCGTCTTTAAATTCAGTTTCTAAAGTAAATACCTGATTATTGGTGTGGTTGACAATATTATTTTGGAATAGAAAATTGTTAGCTCCTATGCCGCCGTAATTTTGCCCTCCCCAAACAGCATCCTTTCCAGAAAAATCTATCGTACAATTCTGGATAGTTAATCCATAAGACCCCGGAATAACAAAGGCATCTTTATTAGAACCTATAAAATCAATTCCATCAAAAGTTATAAAATCATTTTGAGTTGTATAAACGAGTGTATCAATGGTTGCAACCTGTACACCCGTTGGAGAACTTGTGCTATAAATCTTTATCTTATTTGCGGATGGATCATAATACCATTCATTTTGAGCATCTAATGTTCTTGCATCATTTTCGATATAAAAACCATAATTAGCATTTCCGCTATTGGATGAACCGGAAGTGTAATTTAAAGTTCCTCCTGACTGTGAAGTTATTGGGCTTATATCAGTTACATAGTTATTTTTCCTTATCAC